AATGTAACATCAACTGAGCTAGAAGTCCAAAGTTATTAATGTGCTGCATGGTTTAATACCTACGGTATGTTGCCAGCAATCATTGAAATGGATTACTAGACAAACAATCCTCGTATTCGTTTACTAAATCCATTTGGTGTTTATCCTGAGATGGATCGCTTTGGTAGAACTGTATCTTTAGTACAGGTTGTTACTACCGATGCTGAGACTTTAGCAGCGCAGTACCCAGAGTACGCTACCCAGATTATGCCACACAATAGATGGCAACAGGGTTCCCCATCAGTATCTTTGGTTCGTTACCACGACAAAGATCAAGACTTAATATTCCTACCAGAACGTCAGAATTTAATATTAGCTAATGTACCTAACCCAGTAGGTAAGTGTCTAGCAAATGTAGCAATGAGATCATCATTAGATGGTGAGGCTCGTGGTCAGTTTGATGACATCCTATCTGTTCAGTTAGCCCGTGCTCGCTTTGCAGTATTGCAGATTCAAGCTGCTGAGAATTATCTTAGGTTGTGTAGCTGAAGGAATGACAGTTGAGCAAGGCTGTGCCTCAGCCGGCAAATCTATAAAGACTTACGAGTACTACCGCAGGACCGACAAGGTCTTCGCAGATAAGATGGATAGAACTAGGTTAGGTCTAAGAGATAAATCCTTCGCCTCTAGTGATGTTCACGATCTTACCTTTGCAGAATTTAGACAACGCTTCCTTCATAACGCAACCTTCCCCCATCAACAAAATCTAGTTGATGTAATAGAGGGTAATGACCCAGGCTGGCTTCATCCTAATATGAAGTATGAGAAGGGTCTAAATAACAACCGCATACTTTTAAACATACCTCCTAACCACGCCAAGTCAATTACAATTACAGTTGACTACGTAACCTGGCTACTATGTCAGAACCCAAACTTTAGAGTTTTAATAGTTTCACAGACCCAGCGATTAGCTGGTGACTTTCTCTACGCCATCAAGCAACGACTGACTCACCCGATGTACGAGGACCTACAAGCAGCATACGCTGCTGGCGTAGGGTTCAAATCTAAGAGCGCCTCCTGGCAAGCGACCCGTGTTACCTTCGGGGATGAATTGCGTGAATCCAGTGAGAAGGATCCCAATATAGAAGCAGTTGGTATTGGCGGTCAGATCTACGGTAAACGAGCAGATATGATCATAGTAGATGATGCTGTTACTTTATCTAATGCTAATGACTTTGAACGACAGATCAAGTGGTTAACCCAAGATGTTAGATCTCGTCTTAACCCAACAGGTAAGTTAATTATTATTGGTACCCGTGTAGCCTCCGTAGATTTATACAAGGAGTTACGCAACCCTGATAGATATCCTGGTGGCCTAGTACCTTGGACCTATCTAGCAATGCCAGCATTATTAGATGCTAATGAGGATCCCGATAAGTGGGTTACCTTATGGCCTGCCTCTGATCAACCCTTTGATGGGCAAGAGGAAACAGACAAGAATGAGGAAGGTCTATATCCTCGCTGGTCTGGTAGAAATTTATTTAACGAACGTCAATCTATGGATGCCTCAACTTGGGCGCTCATCTATCAGCAACAAGATATATCAGATGATGCAGTCTTTGATCCAGTATGTGTTAGAGGATCTATTGATGGTATGCGAAAGAGTGGTGGTTTAAATCCAGGCTATCCAGGTCATCCTAAAGATACTCAAGGCTTTACTTATATTTGTGGTTTGGACCCTGCAATGGTTGGGGACACTGCTGCTATTTGTTATGCTGTTGATCGTTCTACCAATAAGCGTTATATTGTTGATGCTATCAAGATTACAAGGCCGACTCCAGCGCAGATCCGCCAGTTAATATTTGACTGGACTGAGCTATATAAGCCTAGCGAATGGATCGTAGAGCGTAACGCTTTCCAATCTTTCCTAACGCAGGATGAGGGTATACGCCAACATCTTGCAACTCGTGGAGTTGTTCTAAAGGAACACCACACAGGTAATAATAAGTGGGACTCAGGATTCGGCGTTGCATCTATGGCTACCCTCTTTGGCAATACTAGAGATGGCAGATTCCAAGATAACAACATTATCGAACTACCAAGCAATGAAGGTTCTGAGGGTTTAAAGACTTTAGTACAGGAACTCATTACCTGGAAACCAGATACTCGAAACCCTACTGACGTTGTTATGGCTCTATGGTTTGCGGTTATCCGCATTAGAGAGTTAATGCAAAAGTCAAGTCAAGCATCACAGTATCAAAGCAACCGTTGGGCAACTCGCGCTCAACAAGGTCGCAGATATGCAGTCAATTTAGATGACGCATTTGCAGACCAGTGGTCACAACAATACGGATAGGATAACAATGGCATTATCAATGGAACAGGTAGCAGCGAGAGTAACCTCTTTGCGCTATCGCAACAGTGAGCGCGATGCTCGCAACCTTGACGTCCTTGCTGTCCGTAAGGGTCAAATCTCACAGGTTTATCCTGACTTCTTTCCAGATGGCGTAGACGCCAACGTAGTTGCTAACTTTATTGACGTCGTTGCACGTGACTTGTCAGAAGTTATGGCACCACTGCCAGCAGTAAACTGCTCAGCAGCAAATTCAGTTTCAGACAGAGCGCGTACATTTGCTGACAAGCGTACCCGTATTGCGTCGAACTACTTCTCACATTCAGATTTATCAGTACAGATGTACTCAGGCGCTGACTGGTACATCACCTATGGTTTCGTTCCGTTCATTATTGAATTGGACGAAGAAGCAAAACTGCCACGTATCCGCATAGAAAACCCGATAGGTTCCTATCCAGAGTTTGACCGCTATGGACGTTGTGTGGCATTTGCTAAAAGATATCTTATGACATTGGGCGAACTAGTTACTCAGTTTCCAGAGTTTGAAAGGCAACTGCTTGGTGGTCAAGGCTACAAGCAAGACCTTAATAACGAGGTTGAGTTAATTCGCTATTATGACAAAGACCAATCAATCATCTACTTACCAACAAAGCAAGATTTAGTTCTTTCTAAGGTTAATAATCCTCTAGGTAAGATGATGGTTATTGTTGCACGTAAGCCTTCAGTTGATGGAGAACTACGTGGACAATTTGATGATGTTCTAGGCATTCAGTTGCTACGCAACCGCTTTGCGTTGCTTGCAATGGAAGCAGCAGAAAAATCTGTTCAGGCTCCTATCGTACTTCCACAAGATGTACAGGAACTACAACTTGGTGGAGACGCAGTTATCCGTACTGCAAACCCAGCAGGTGTACGCCGTGTTGAACTCACACTTCCCCAGGGTGCATTTACAGAGCAGTCATTGCTCAACCAAGAACTTCGTGTTGGTACTCGTTATCCTGAATCTCGTACAGGTAACATTGATGCTTCAATCGTCACTGGACAAGGCGTGCAAGCACTTATGGGTGCATTCGATACCCAGGTCAAATCAGCACAGGCTATCTTTGCAGCAGCAATGCGCGATGTTATTAGCCTTTGCTTTGAAGTTGATGAAAAGATTTATCCAGAAGAAAAAACAATTCGCGGTGTAGATTCAGGTTCTCCATATGAAGTTACATATAAGCCATCTAAAGATATTAAAGAAGACTATTCTGCTGATGTTCGTTACGGTATGCTTGCTGGTCTTAACCCAGCGCAAGGTCTTATCTTTATGCTTCAGGCACTTGGAGGAAAACTCATCAGCCGAGATATGGCTATGAGAGAACTTCCATTTACTGTAAACGTAACACAGGAACTTGAGAAGATTGAAATTGAAGATATGCGTGCCGCATTACTTGGTTCGCTTACTGCCTACACACAAGCCATTCCACAGATGGCAACACAAGGTCAGGATGCTTCAGAAGTAGTACGTAAGATTGCTGCGGTTATCAAGGCTCGTCAAAAGGGTCAAGCACTAGAAGACGCAATTGAAGCCACATTCGCTCCGCAGCAGCAAGTTCCTCCTGCTGGGGCACCAGAAATGGTTGAGCAAATGTCCCCTGCTCCCGAAGGCGTTCCAGCAGGAGGCGCTATTGCTCCAGAAGGTGGACCAGAAATTGCACCACCAGAGCAAGCACCACCAGACATTATGAGTATTCTCTCTAGCCTTTCAGGCGCAGGAGAAGGTAGCGGAAGCGTAAGAACCGTAGCACGTAGATAATTAAGGTAGGGGACAATGACAACAATTATCGGCGTTGAATACGCAAATCGCTGTGTCGTTCTTGGTGATTCTCGCGTTGTAGGTGATTCAAAGATTTACTCTCATCCAGATATGGTTAAGGTTGTTACTAATGGTAACTATCTTGTGGGAGTTGCAGGAGATGTTCGTGCATTACAGGTTGTATTACACACTTGGAAACCACCAGCCTTTCTAGTAAAAGACAAAACTAACATATTTCAGTTTATGGTCAACAAAGTAGCGCCATCACTTAAGCAACTTCTTACAGATGCTGGTCTACTTGACTCTAAATCACCAGATAAAGACTTTGAGATTAACATAATTGTTGGACTCAATGGTAGTTTGTTTGAGATTGACAGTGACTTTGCAGTATCTCGCAACTCAGATGGGTATTATGCAATAGGAACTGGTGGAGATTTCGCACTTGGTGCACTCTACGGAGGAGTTACTCCTGAACAAGCAGCAGATATTGCTGCTACTAACGATAGCAAGACCGCAGGACCCTTCACTACAGAGACACAGTACAAGAAATGAGTGAAAAGTTTCATGAAGCGATAGAAGATGCTCTACGTTTGTTAGTAGATACAGACTCTACTGGTAAAAACTACATTGCCTCAGGCTGGGTTTTAATATCCGAATGGGCAGATTACGAAGGTAACCGCTTTCTTCACACAGAAGTCAGCGAAGCAATGACTCCTTGGAACGCAGCAGGAATGATGCGACTAGCCGAAGAGTACAACAGTGAACTTGAAGATAATTTCTTAGAAGAAGAGGATGACGAATGACAACTGCACCAGAAAATCGCGGTGGCGCCAATGGTGGTCCTCAGTACAACCCAGCAAACATCTCTGCCACAGGCGGAGCAGGTGGAACTGGTAAGCAAGCACCTAAGTATATTCCAGGTATGAAGAGTTTAGGGTCAACAGGAGTAGAAACTATGGCACAACAGGGCGGAGCACCGATGGCTGGTGACCCAGTTCCTCAGGTACGGGCTCCTACTAACCCAATGGAATCAATGATGGCTGGTCTTACGCCTCTTGATGCAGAACCAACAGAAATGTTACCTATTTCTGATGGTGTAGATGTAGGTCGTGGTCGTGGTTCAGAAGCATTAAACCCACGTTTAACATCTGCGATTAATCAGGATGAAAACTTAGCATTGATTAAGCGTTATCTTCCAGATTTAATGAATGCTACTCGTCTACAGGGTGCACCTGATTCATACAAGCAGTTTGTTAACTACCTGAAAAAACAGATACTTTAATGAGATGGGTAGAGAATAACTTTTTTGACCACCTAGATAAGTTTGCTAACTCTCTAGGTTATGACAATTATGAAATAGCAATCCCTTTGGCAATGGTTCCTTGGGAATCACCAGAAGATAGAGATATCTTTATTCTTACTATTACTGGTAATGAAGTACAAGGTGGTAGCCCTGATACATTTACAGCAGCGGAGGTGAAGTAATGCCGTTATGGGAAGACTTCATTAACTCTCTCAAGGGTGCTGCTAAGGGAATCGCATCGATTCCTGGTGCATTGGTTGGCAATGTAGCCTCATCTGGTGCTCAACTAGGTGCTGCACAAACATTTAAGAACGACCCAGTGGCTGCGGCTGCAGCAGGTATTGCTGCCGAAGCAGGAACACAGAAGTCTTTGCAAAAGGCTGGACTTTCTACTGTTGATACAAGCGTTACAAAGGCTGTTGACCCAGTTCTTTACGCTGCTCAGAAGGCTGAGCAATATGTATTTAGTCCTATCATTGCTCGTCCTATCTCAACAGCATTCTTACTTACTGACCCAAGCAGCCGTTTGTACAACACTGAAGAGTACGGCAAAGGTTTTCAGTTCTCAGATGTGATTGATGCTTACAAGCGAAGCGAAAATGTTTCTCTTGGTGTATCTCTTCTTAAGAGTGGTTTAACTCCGCTAGGTAATTTTCAAAGCCTTGTTCTTAAAACTGGTGGCATTGATGTTGCAGATGTTGACCTATGGGATGATGCACAGATTAAAAAGAACTTTGAGGAAAACACTCTTGGTAAGTGGATTACAGGAACAAACGACTTTTTAATTAAGAACGTTGCAATCAACGTTGCAGGTGTAGGTCTTGCTGCAGGCGTACGCGCTAGCGCATTAAAGGCTGGTCTTAATACACGTTTTCGTGCTGGTGATGTAGATGCTATGCCTAAGGCTGAAGATTTAATTAATCAGCACATTACATTCCGCAAGTCTGGTGGAACAGAGGGCAACTTAACTGTCTTTGGACAAGACATTGAAGACCTTGCTGCATCAGAAAACATTATTGATATTACAAGAATTATTAAAAAGCACAGTAACAACTCTCGACTTCCTGCTCTTGTTAGAGATACTAAAGACCCAGAGTTTGTCCGTGACTTGATTCTTGCAGATAAGGCTTATGCTCCAGCCATTGAGCGCCTTGCTTCTGCTGTTATGCGTGATGACCTATGGGTATTAG